TCTTCGTCCATTGATTGTGGGTGGTAACTGATAACTAAGTCATCAATTAAATGCTTTGCTTTCTTCCACCAATTAACAGTTCTACTACCGTTTGTGAATACAATATTATGTCCGTTATATTCTCTTACCTTTTCTAGTATTTCAATAAAGCCTGGTATTACTGTAACTTCGCCACCTATGAATTCAAAGTTTACTACTTTATCTTGCTCTTGATAGTGCTGGCATATTTTTTGTACTATGTCAACATACATGCGTGTATCGTGCCAACCTAAACTGCCATCGTGTAATTGTGTAGGACAGTACTCGCACTCAAAGTTACAACTATTACCCATGCTCCATTGGATGGTAATATCTTTGGGTAGGTGTTCGGGTCGAGGTCCGTGTACTTTAGTTGGATACATCTAGTTCCTTGGTTACATAAATATTAGGTCCAAATTCCATGCCTTCATCAAAGAAGTCGCCTACAGTTTCAAAGCCAAACTTTGTATATGCCGGTAGGGCACTTTTACGAGGTATACTCCAAATCATATTACATCCTTCATTTCTTGCTTGTTTTTCTGTTGCGTCAAAAAGCATTTTAGATACTCCTTTTTTTCTATGGTCAGGATGTACCCATATACCCCTACTTCTATAGATATTATCTTTTGTTCTATGACCACTATTAACTCCAATAACACGGCCATTGTGAAATACGCCAAAAAACGAAGGAGTATAATCAAATATATCCATATCAAATTCTAGTGGATTGCCATCATAAGGCCATGTCATTGCACTATGGGTTTCTATTGGACTCACTCTATTTTGCCATAAATGTTTTTGCCATATATGACAAATAGTTTCAAATGATATATTGGTTGTTTCCACAGTAGTATTTATTTTGTACAGTCAAAAAAATAGGCTGTTCCCAGCCTACTTTTTATTATAAATTAATTTTATTTTAACTGTCTACCTGCATATTGACCTGAACCATAAACAACTTCACTTAATGTGCCGCCATCGTTTACAAAGTATGTTTCATTGCCTGCAGTTCTTTCATCTTCTGTAATTTCACTACCACCAAACAAACTTACTGAAAAATGTCTGTTGTATTTGGTATTATCGTTTTTGGTTGCTGTAAGGATAAAGTTATAAATGGTTGTGTTGCTCATAGTACCTGTTACACTAGTATCTGCTGTAATATTCCAACCTGCTGATGCATTACCACTTAAAGTTAATGCTGGAGGCATAGCGGCAAACTCTGAACCAGAAATATCTGTTACAGTATTTGCTACATCTAAACTAATATTAATATCGCCTGCTCCTGTTAATAGGAAGTCACCTAAATTACCAGCGGCTGTATTCCAAACAGTTGCATAATATTCGTTTTCTGCAAACACGATGTTATTTGGTGTACTACTGTATAATGCTGGATCTTGGAAAAGTAGTCCAGTTAATGATTGCTCGATAATTAGTTCTTTGAGTGCATTTGCTGTTGCTCTAGCACTTCCAAATCTTTGTGAAGACATAGCACCCATACCTGCAACTATGGCACAAGATATACTTGTTCCACTACCTGTAGTTTTTAAGTCATCGCCTGTAACGCCTGTATAATCGCTGTCATTTATTCTATTGCTGATGTCTGCATAGTTTACTGCAACACCTGGAGCAAATACATCAACTTCTTCACCACCGTTTGTTTGTAGTCCAGTACCTTGTTCTACGATAGCACCTGCATCATTTGAGAATGAAGGTACGTTATCTGAACTGTCACTTGCGCCTACTGTTAAAATTTCATTGATACCGCTTGGTGAATAATTATCAACATCAGCACCATTATTACCTGCCGCGGCAACCATTAAGAAGCCTTCGCGATTTTGCATTAAGGAAACATATCTGTCTAGTACTTGTGATTTTGGAAAACTCCATGCCATGCATACAGTTGGTGTATTAGTATAAGTTGACCCACTGCCATCAAGAAAGTTAATGTCTGCTACTCTTATTGCTTTAAAGGCATTTAGTACATTTTCTAATTTGATAGCACCGCCATCTACTGAAGGGTCGGAAATTTTAGCAATTCCTATTGTGGCATCTCCGGCTACACCGTATGTAGCACCATTGATTAAACTAGCCATTGCTGTTCCATGACCGTGTTTGTCTGATGTATCAAAATCTGTACCGGCGTTGCCGTCTTCTATAAATTCAGCAAATCCACCGGGTGATTCTAATACTGAATATATAGGTTCAAAACTTTTTCCTGAGAACTCTGGGTGACCTTGGTCAACACCACTGTCCATTAAATATACCATTGAGCCGGAGCCTGTATATACAGGATCAAATGTTGTCCTTAGTGGTAAGTTTCTAGTTACTATTCTTTGTTTGTGCCATTCGCTTGTTGCTTCACTAATTAATAGTGTGGCATCTGCTTGGTCTGTTACATTTTCTGATGCAACGTAACCTGAAAGTGATGAAATGCTACTTATGTTAGTCTCGTCAATATCTATCTTGTACATACCAGACTTAGCATGATCAAAACTACTATCTATTGTTGCACCTGCACCCGTTAGTGCAGATTCTGTCCCAGACTGGTTAAAAGTAACAGAATCACCATCTATGTGTTCGTGTTCAAACGATACGATATATGATTTAACAGCCATTTTATTATCCCTTTAATATGTTTATAATTAATAAATCCTTAAACTTGTCAATGTTGCGTTTTAGCAATGGTTGTCTAAAATGTTTATCGAACACTTGCAGATAAGGATCGTTACCTATATATTTATCTGCATACCAAGATTTCAGTGCCTCAAAACCAGTGAATTTGACAGCCTTATGGCCAACTGTATCAAAAATATTTTTATATAATTGTATTTTGATGTTGTATTCCTGATCCCATGCATCTACGCCTGCTCCTCGCGATACATCTCTTTTATATTTGCTATTTAACTTTTTATACACATTTGTAGATAATTGATCTATAAAATGATGACTTCTATAAAAATTAAATATACTATTGTCGTTTCTTAAATCTAGAGCATATCTATAAGACAAGTACTTTGTACTTAATCTATCAACTGATACATTGTTATTTATACTGCCATTTGGTGCACTTGATGTTTCTATTATAGGCCCGTCTATTGATTCAAATGCTTTTAATAATGGTAAAAACTGTGGAGTAACGCAATGATATTTTTGTGCTGTTTCTAAAAAATCGCCACTATCAAAAAACTTTAAAATATCAAAATCTATTGTTACAACATCGTCAGCAATATTTTTTATTTCATAATCGTTGAATACTGTGCCCTGCGATTTGTATCGTATACAATACGGTTTAAACGCAATGTCCTTGCGTTTAAGCACGTTATATAATGTGGTGCTATCAATACCACCACTTATGAAAACATTATGAGGTATTGACTCTAACTTTTCTCTATATACCTTTTCGAATAGGTCATCAAAGTTTTTATAATTAAGATCTTTTTTTACAGTGGAGACAATGTATTCGTAACTGTCGTCAAACTCCGATAAAGTTTTGTTTGTATTTGCTCGAGTAGTTAATGCTTTTTGTCGCTCAATTTCGCCACCAAGATATAGAATGTCTTTTTTGTATTCTCTAAGTTCGGTCTTATCTATGTCGTCACGCAAAACTTTGAAATATTTGCGTTCGTCTAGTTCACATTTGTTATTAAATAGTTTATCCAATGTTTACTTTACTTGCGCCACCGGATATTTCGTGCATACAAGTAGCACTATCAGTCCCGGATCTTGCGGCCGGTTTACCTTCTATATTTACTTTACCAGAACCAGTTGCTACTGTTGGATTGGAATGAGGGGAATCTCCATGAGCCGTTACTATATCGTCTTTTCGTGCAGGAATAATACCTTCTATTTTGGTTCTTGATGCAGAGGCTTGTATAGGCCCTCCTGCTATTGATATTCCATCTAGTGCGGCTTTTGGCATAGTAATATTATTTATCATAATAAATACATGTATGAAACTAGAATGGACCCACAATCAAGCAGAAGGTTTTGTTTATTGCAAAATAGACAATATTATGTACAAGTCATATAACGGTGGCGACAACATACTTAAGATTACCGACGGCAACGAAGTTGCTAATATGGGCAAATATGATGTAGGAGACCCATGGGAAAATGAAAAGAAATGGATTAGTGATAATTATTCAGATAGATTCGGTGTATATCAGCCTTTAACGGCTGGTCCACAGGAAATGGAACAATGGCATAATGACCACCCTGAATATACTGAGGCATTTCCTGCCTATGGTTTATTTGAAGGTAGATATTTAGATCGCTTACAGAGAGATACTAATGTGCAAGTTGGTAAAGATATGATAACAGTAATACAAGACCCTGCTAAAAAACTTCATATCGAATGGGACAAACACGGTACTGACAAGTTCTATAGAAGAGAATGGTGCGAAGAAAATAACAGTTTTTACAATGTGCAACCTTGTTGTGTATTTCCAAACAATCCCGGTAGAACAGAACTAAGTGAAGAAGAAAAACAATCTTTAATTGCTGAACACCGTTTGGATTTGTCTACTATTTAAGCCTTTGCTAAAGTTATTCCTGTAGTGCCTTCTAGATATTGATCAGCAAGATCTTTTAGTGTATCCATAGTGCAAAACACTTTATCATTTGAAATAGTAATTTCTTTAGAAGCATCAGCACTAAACAACCACGGCATTAATCCTAATCCTTGTTGAGTAATTTGTACTGCCATAGGTTTTTCTATTGTGATACCATTTTCATCTTGACTGATAAAACGTGTAATGATTTCTGTATCGCTGGTTAATTTGATTGTGACAACGTCACCTTTTGTATGAGATTTATTTACTAACATGTGTTCCTCTGTGTGTGAATATTTATATTATAATGAAAAGCCGCTAAAGGATTCTTTGTCGACATCTTGTTTTGTACCACCAATTACATAACTGCTTATTTCAGTTTCTTGTGGTGCTACTTGAACTTCGCCACCTGTAATCCATGCTTGTGTCCAAGGTAACGGATTAGTTCCAGTGTTAAAAATTTTTTCTTGCCCTACGGCATGCATTCTTTTACCTGCAATGTATTCTACATATTGTTTTAATAGTTCTGCATTTAATCCAATAATACTACCATCTTTAAACAAATAGTCCGCCCATTTCTTTTCTTGCTCAACTGCATCTAAAAATAATTGTGTACAGTCATCATAGGTTTCTTTGGATATTTTTTCAAAGTCCTTATCTTCACGCGGTAAAAGTTTTAGCATTTGTTGTGTACTTGCCAGGTGAACATTTTCATCTCTAGCAATAAGTTTTATAATCTTAGCATTACCTTCCATTTTCTTAAGTTCAGCAAATGCCCAACTACAAGCAAAAGATACATAAAAACGTACACCTTCTAAAATGTTTACACTCATTAAACACATCCAAATACGTCTCTTGTGTTCATACTCGCTGTATTTAGAACTGCCGTTTTCTCTAAGTCTGTTATACTCAATTAATGAATCGTAGTATTGTGTTATACTGTCTGAACAATCAATGATTTCTTTAATGCTCATCATTTCATCAAACACTTTACTAGGATCTGGGTACACATTTCTAATAATATGTGTATAACTTTTACTGTGGATTGTTTCACTGAATGCCCAAGTTTCAATCCAAGTTTCTAATTCTGGTAGACTGACAATTGGCAGTAACGCCAAGTTAGGTGATCGTCCTTGTACACTATCTAACAGTATTTGTCTTTTTAAATTACTAGTAAAGATGTGTTGTTCAAAGTCTGTTAAGTCTTTAAAATCCTTGCTGTCTTTGGTAATGTCAACTTCTTCTGGACGCCAAAAGAACCCTAACTGTTTTTCTGTGAGTTTATCAAACTGTCTATATTTTAAAACATCAAATCGCTGAATGCCCATGTCTTCTGATAAAAACATTTTACTTTTGTCAGTATATTTTGATTTAGTATTAAGTACGCTCATTAAATTTTACAACTCTCACAGTCTTCGTCATCGATTTCCCCCATTGGCAAATCTTCTAATTTGTCATCTTTGTTAATATCAATTTCACCTTGGCCATCGTATGTGTTATTATAGTATAACTGTTTGCCGCCATACTTATAAAACATTAGGAGGTCCTGAATCAGTACGCTCATTGGTACTTTTTCGTCTTCATAGTGTTCTGGATTATACGATGTATTTACCGAAATACCTTGGTCTATGTACTTTTGTAACACCGCCATTATTTTTAAATAGCCTTGCGGAGACTTTTGGTCCCATAACAAGTCGTATTTGTTTTTGTAGTAAGGAAAGCCTGGTACTACTTGTTTTAATACGCCGTGTTTACTTTGCTTAATACTGATATATCCACGTGGTGGTTCAATACCATTTGTGCTATTACTAATCTGTGCGGATGTTTCAGCAGGCATAAGTGCCATTAACGTACTGTTTCTTATACCATGTTCTACTAGATTCTTTCTTAGTTCTTTCCAATTCTGTCTTTCTTTGTGTTTAACTAGTTCATCTAAATCTTTTTTGTATGTTTGGTTAGGAGTAATACCGTGTCCGTATTTTGTTTCCATTGACTTAGGACAAGCACCTTTTTCCATTGCTAGTTTATTACTGGCTTTGATTAAACTGTAACTCCATGCTTCTGCCCACTCATCAATTAATTCTAAGTTAGGCTCTTGATATGTCATGTCGTGTTTAACCATCCAATAAGCAAAGTTAATAATACCAATACCTAATGGACGTCTATTCATTGTGCTGAGTTCAGCCGCTAACACAGGATACTGTTGATAGTCTAATAACTCATCTAACCCTCTAACTGCTAACTTACATACTTTGTTCATTTCTTCAAAGTCTTTGATAACACCCCAATTTACTGCACTTAATGTACACAAACTGATTTCACCTTCCTTATCATTAATATGTGAAAGCGGTTTAGTCGGTAAATTAATTTCACAACATAAATTACTTTGTCTAATTGGTGCTAAGTCTTCTATAAATGCTCCATGGGTATTAGCATGGTCAACATTCATTAAATAAATTCTTCCTGTATCTTTACGTTCTTGAACAAACGAACTAAACAATTCAATGGCAGGAATAGACTTTTTCCTAATACTTGTTTTACGTTCTGCCGCTTCATATAATTCTTTAAATTTATCTTGGTTGGTAAAGAATGAATCATATAAACCAGGAACATCTTTAGGCGAGAACAATGTAATATTGCCACCACTAATAAGTCTTTCGTACATTAATTTGTTAAACTGTACACCGTAGTCCATGTGCCTTACACGGTTATCTTCTGTACCTTTGTTGTTCTTTAATACTAGTAAGTCTTCAACTTCTAAATGCCAAATAGGATAGTATAGTGTAGCCGCTCCACCTCTTACTCCACCTTGTGAGCAAGACTTAACTGCTGATTGGAATAGTTTGTAGAAGGGAATAACTCCTGTGTGAGTTGCGTCTCCACTCCTAATCTTAGAACCAATTGCTCTAATACTACCTGCACCTATACCAATGCCTGCCTTTTGACTTACATACTTAACTACAGCACTAGACGTTGCGTTAATGCTATCCAAACTATCATCAGTTTCAATGAGTACGCAACTGCTAAATTGTCTTTGTGGTGTACGCACACCTGCCATTACTGGTGTAGGTAAACTAATTCTAAATGTACTAATAGCATCGTAGTATGCTTTCACATACGCCATTCTTTTCTTAGCAGGGTACTTACTAAACAATGTAGCCGCTATCATCATATATGCTACCTGTGGTGTTTCGAATATTTCGCCTGTACTTCTGTTTTGTACTAGGTACTTGCCACGGAATTGTTCCATAGCCGCATAGGTTAAATCTTCATCTCTGTCATGCTTAATATAAGATTGCAATACATTGATTTCTTCTTTTGTGTATAGTTCTACAAATTCTGGATCATAAAAACCAGCATCAATATTTTTTTGTACAATATCACAAAGACATGGTGGTTCAAATGTGTTGTATACTTGCTTACGCAAATGGTAATTGATTAATCTACCAGCAACATATTGATAGTTTGGTGTTTCTTCTGATATAAGATCTGCTGTACTTTTAATCAAAGTTTCTTGTATATCAGTTGAATTAATGCCGTCATAGAATTGTATCCGGCTGTTGATTTCTACTTGTGATGCACTTACTCCAGTGAGGTTTTCTACTGCATACATCACAACCTTGTGTAATTTGTCAATGTTTAGGTCTTCTTTAGTGCCGTCTCTCTTTGTAACTTTCATAAATCTTTGTGAGTTTTTCCTGTCTAATAATTTCTCTAACTGTTATGTAATTATCAAAATTTTCAATATTTACACTTGTATCCGGTAAAACGTTATAATAACATACTCCGTCAAAAAACACAAGTCCTTCTTCAAAAATTTCTTTATTTTCTGCTACAATCCACCTAACATTTTTTGTATCTATATATTCTAATTGTGCTAGTGTATGGTATAATAAAATTGCTTTACCACTTACACAAAACAAGCCTTGGTCTAATATTTCCCATGGTGTGGGCCAATGACTAGGAGTATAGTAATCAAAAGTTCTACTTATTGGTTTTATACAATTGATGTATTGTAACACATTTTCCAGTGTTGG